AATCGATATGCCCATCCTTATATTGTGCCTTTGTAGTAATGTTATTGTGAATTTTATACCCGAATACCGCGGGCTCTGTTGCTACCCAGAGAACAGTTGACTTTAATTTTAATGCTGCGGCTGCGTGTTGTAGAGATGAATCAATAAGCAGTCTTTTATCACTATGTGCTAGCATGCTAAATAAAGCCTTCTTACCGACAATTGTATCGAATCTATGACAATTTTCTAATCGAGGGTGAAACTCATAACAAACATGAATTATGTTATATTGTGAAGCTAGCTTATTAATTAATTCTTGTGCTTGATTAGGATGCATATCTCTAGTCCAAGAATAAGGATGCTGTTGATGATCCGGACCGGGACCACCAAACGGTTGGAATATTAATGTAGGCCGGCCATCAGCAAACTGAGATACGTATGCACGTCCTTCCTCTACTTCTCTAAAGTTAAAATTTAAAATAGGCTCCTCACCATTATGCTTAACCCCAACCATCTTACACCAGTTTTTAATAAGGTGCCCCTTTTTTGTTATGTGGTCTGTTGTTTTGTATGGGTCTTGTGGAAATACCTCTACATCTTTACCCCGTATAACATCTTGATAAAAATATGGAGTATTACCAATTGCATAAAATCTAGCAATATCAGGATTCTTTAATCCGTTACACATGGGTCACATAGATTATATTTCTTCTGCAAGAAATCTTGGTGACTTTCTGATTGTTATTGTTAACAGTGACAAACAAGTTGGTATAAAAGGCTCTGTTCCCTT